CCTGGGTGTTCTTGAAATTCTTTCATTGAGGGGCTGTTTTAAAAGTACCGTGTTTTATGGGTCTTTTTGAAAAAGCGGCGGGGGGCAGGGGCGGAGCCCCGCTGATGTTCACTCCTGAAGTCTCCCTGACTTTCATGAAAATATTGTTAAACTATTGTTTTTGTTACTGGGGGGATGACTTTGTGGAGATACATTCACCCCATGGGTATTTTGAAAACACCCGAATTTTGGGAAGCTTTTTGAAAAGCGGCGGGCGCAGGGACGGAGCCCCGCTGGTGCGGATACTAACCCCTCCATGAATCTATAAAAATATTGTTAAACTATTGTTCCTGGAGACCCAGTGACTCACTGATGAGGGGCATGGGGATTTTGAAAATATTGTTAAACTTCATGGAGACCGAGTGACCTGTTTGGAATTCGTCACATCAAACATGTTTAACAAGAATTATAAAAATACAACGATGCATTGGAAAGAGCGAGACCAGCGGATACAGCGAGCGTGGGGATCTGTGGCATCATCGCGTAAAATATTAGTGTTATAATTATTCGCTTGTATATGTTCATCAAGGAAAAGGTCACGGGACTCACTCGGGTCATGAGATCAAACGCAGCTATACTGTTATAGTAATAGCCAAAGCATGAAAGAATCAGGTCGAGAAGACCACCGGTATATTCCTGACAGGATAATCTGTTAATAATTACAGGGACGCTAATGAATATAGAACCTATATTAGCCATGGCGTATACTGAGCTTCCACCGAGGCCCAACTCTTCTGAAAAGTACTTCTTGGATACTATGATTTTGAATATATGAAAAACATTTGATAGAACGCACATGAGAGCCCCGATGTGACTGTAAGACACATCGCCAAGGTTACATAGGCATATACCGGCCATTATCGGAAAAATTAACAATATTTTTTTTGTTTTTTGTTTTTGTCTGAATATGAGAAACATGATACCCATGGCGAGTATAGGCTCGGTGGACTTGACTATGTTTACTGTTGATATATTCATGAGCCCTGTGGCTATATTACCAAAATGGTTTCCAAAGAACTGACCAAAAGTTAGAACAAACAACATTAAAATATATTTTGGAGTAATTAGATGTGTAATTTTAAGTGGGGGGTGAGGGGCTGTAAACACCATGGCGGCTGAGAAGGCCAACTGGACGGATGTGACAAAGCTCGTGTCGAAATATTCTAAAGAATTTTTATTATATATGTTGTAAACTACTGTCCATCCGTACCATTTGACAGAGTTGAAGGCGATATCCAGTTTTGTCGAAGAACACTTGACAGTACGCAGTGCCCGGGGAGTCCTAATGACTTGGAGGACGGGGCGAATACACGTCTTCATGTGTATTAGAGAATAAGACGACTAAACTTTTAAATAATGCGATTCTTCATTGGACCAATGTCTAAAAATATAGTAGATGAGGTGATAAAATTTGCCAATGAAACCGATACTGACATGGTTCTCATCCCGTCACGCCGCCAGGTGGATTGGAACGGAGGATACGTCAATAACTGGACAACCGAAGAGTTCGTCAACTACGTCAGGTCGCGGACATCGAAGGTCCTTATAGAACGGGACCATGGAGGACCCGGACAAGGGACTATTGATGATGATGGCCTCGTCTCCATAGAACACGATGCACGTCTCATGGATATTATACATATAGACCCGTGGAAGAAGTATCCCGAGTTTGATAAGGGACTTGAGTGGACAGTTCAACTCATCAACTTTTCTTACAAAATAAATAAAAATATTCTTTTTGAAGTTGGGACCGAGGAGGGGATTCGGAAGTTTGAGGTTGATGAACTGGAACTTTTCGTGAAGGAGCTCAAAAACCGCCTGACTCCCGAGGTTTTTTCCAGGATCCGTTATCTAGTGATACAGTGCGGGACGCGTCTTGCCGAGAAGGAGAACACGGGTGTGTTTGATGCCCAGAAACTCAAGGATATGATTGCCCTCGCAGCCAAGTACTCTCTTGTGGCCAAGGAACATAATGGCGACTGGGTTTCTCCCGATGTCGTTCAGGCAAAGGCGGCCTGCGGACTACAAAACATAAATATAGCACCCGAGTTTGGTGAACTTGAGACTCGGGTTATACTTGAACGCGTCAGGGGGACCGATCTGTTCGAAAAGTTCTTTGACTTGTGCTACTGTTCTGGAAAGTGGGTAAAATGGGTATCACCATCCTTTGATCCCATGGCCAACAAGGAAAAGACTATTTTGATCGCCGGCCACTATGTATTTTCTGTACCGGCCTTTGTTCAGATGAAACAGAAGATTCCCGGAAGTGATGAAGATATCACAACTAAGATCCGCGCCAAGATCGTGGAACTTAAAAATTGTGAATAAAAATAGGATATGGAGACGGTGCTCATACTTACGAGTGGTATAGGCAGTAGGTTAGGAGAGTACACGGAATACACAAATAAATCACTCGTAAGGGTCGGTGACAAGTTTTCAATCTGTCATATAATAGACAAGTATGTGTTGGATAACACAAGGTTCGTTGTTACTATAGGTTACAAGGGAGACCTGGTAAAAGAGTTCCTGAGAGTGGCTTATCCTAACAAAGAGTTTGAATATGCGGTAGTTGATAAATTTCATGGTAAAGGCTCGAGTTTAGGGTACTCGCTCCTTCAGGCTCGAAAATACCTACAATGTCCTTTCACCCTTTATTGCTGTGACTCTATAGTTATAGATGTTATACCAAAGTCTGGTCCATATAATATTATTTATGTATCAAAAACCAACGACGCAACTAACTACGCAAGTATTTGCACTAGCGGTGAAGAAGTTGCGTGTCTAAGTGATAAGGGCGAGACCAAATTCGACTACGTCTATACAGGAGTTTGTCATATACATGATTACGAACAGTACTGGACTGCTCTTCAGGTGCGTTACAGTGCCGATACATATAACGAGAATCTGGGCGACATCCAGGTGATGAGTGATCTTTTGAAATCTGGTGTAAAATTCAATTTTTCAGTTTTAGACCGCTGGTTCGATACGGGAAACACAAGATCATACAAAAAGGCATGCGAACACTTCAGGTGCAAATATAACGTTCTTTACAAGAAGGAAGAGTCCATTTGCTTTCTAGAAAACCACGTCATCAAGTTTTTTAATAACAGTCGGCAAAACACCGATCGCGTGACGAGGGGAAGGGCTTTTGGGAACATAGCGCCTAACATAATCGCGAGCACGGAACATTTTTTTTCAATGGAATTGGTCAAAGGAACTATTTTATCAGAGTATTACGTTCACGGTGAAATATATAGGTTACTCGCGTGGGCAAAGAAGAATCTGTGGGTCAATGAGTCAATCTCCACAGAACATTCAAAAACCAGTCTGAAATTTTACAAGGATAAGACATTTGACCGTATTGAAAAACTGCCATCTATTGGGAAAGAAGCCAATGTGATTAATGGTATACACACTGGATGCATTAAAGAAGCTCTAGACATGGTGGACTGGCCCTCTCTGTCGACTGATACTTTTTATCAGTTTCATGGTGACTTTATAATGGATAACATAATCAAGACAGACGCGGGGTACAAACTCATAGACTGGCGCCAGGACTTTGGGGGGAATCTCCACGGGGGTGATATGTATTATGATCTCGCCAAATTACGGCATAACATCATATTCAATCATCGCAATATAGATTCCGGGCTGTTTACACTCGACTTTGTGGACGACGGAGTTATCGTAGACCTCAAATGCAATTATTTTCTTATGAATCAACTTGGAGACTTTGATAGGTTTGTTGCCGATAATAACCTAGATCTCAAAAAAATAAAGATACTCACGGCAATCATATGGATCAATATGGCTCCTCTTCACGAGAAGAATATTTCTAAATTTTTGTTTTATTTTGGAAAATATAATCTTCACCTAGAACTAAGTTCGGCCGTAGTTGTCTTGTAGGCGCACAACATCCCATATCTCATTGGTCGATGCTTCTAGGTAAAGGCAGTCGGCGAGTCCCTCCATTCGGTGAGGGGTGAGGGGGCGGATCGTCACGTGTTCTCCTTCAATGTACTCTTTCTTTTCATCATCAATATATATTAAAAGAGAACCCTTGAGTATCACGATCGTCTCCGTCTTGAGTTCGTGATATTGAAGACTGCAAGAGTGGCCTTCTTTCATAAAAAGCTTCTTGACTACGTAGTTCGAGTTGTACTCTACGAGTTCCTCATAGCCCCAAGGCTTCTCAGTGCGAGTACCCGCTGCAAACCCTTTACCCAGTATGTCAATATTGGCAAGTCCTGCGTTGCGAACCACATTAACAGCACGAGCTGTATAATTAATACCTTTTGGTTTCTTGTCGTTTAACAATACACGTTCTCCATTTGGAAGACCCATAATGAGCTGGTCATATATGATTCCTAAAGAGGCTAATTGATCTTCAGTGCGTTTCCTAGTAGATTCTTTTCGGCCCGTCGTCAGTACAACGTGATAGTTATTTCTGTTCCATTCCTCTAAAGAATACATGACTCCAGGGAGTACTTCTGGCTTTCCATATACATTTCGAACCATATTTCCATGGTGCCTTAGCAAGGTTCCATCTATATCGCAGAATATAGTCTTTGGAGATTCCATTTTATTAAAGATAAGCCAAGTCTTTAATAAAATGAGAGAAAACTGTTGCATATGTGAGGTGCAAGTGGATCTTGAACCTCGCATAACTATGCCAAACTTCCCCGCCTCTTTCGCGCCTCCTGGCCATCCACCTTCGGAAGACGTGAACATAGATGCTACATGGGGGTCGTGTAGTCGGTGCGGTTCTCTTCAACTCATGACTCTAGTTGATCAAGACATTCTTTACGCATGTCCTCATAACGACACTTCAACCAGCAAGGTGTGGAAGGAGCACAATGCCCAATTCGCTCAATTTATTTCTCCCTATATAGGCCCTGAAAGCACTATTATAGATATAGGTGGCGCAACAGGGAACCTCGGGCGACTACTGAGAGACCACGTCAAGAGTTATATAGTAATGGATATTGCCCCATACACCTCCGATGAGTTCGTTTTCATTCAGGAAAACTGTGAAAAGTATAAATTCAGACCATCTGATACTATAATAATGTCACACGTGTTCGAACACCTGTACAGCCCACTCGACTTTATTGAAAACTGTAAAAATAATAATGTTGAAAATATTTTCCTCTCTCATCCAGTCATGTTTACTAATACTGACATTCCACCAATAGATACGGAACACACGTATTTTGCAGATGACCTGGACGTGAAGAAAATGTTCGCAACGCACGGTTATGACTGTAATTCAAACGGGAACCTACCTAACCACTCTTACTTTCTCCATTTTAAACTTGCCGAAAGTTGTGAGATTATAGATAATCTGCGCCCCCGTCGCGCGGATATGATTCTTGATAAATTTATTAAAAGAGCAAATATCCTTGAAAAGGTGAAACTAGAGGGGAACATCTTCGTCGCTCCAGCCGGGCCCTTTGGACAAATGGTCAGCTACTATACAAAATACAACAATATTATAGGATTTTTAGATAATGACGTCAACAAACAGGGAAAACGCGTATACGGGACACCGTTTACTACATACCCATTTACTGTACTTGAAGGTCTAGATAGCCCCAAGGTTTTGATATATGCCCGACATCACGCGGAAGAGTTGGAGAAACAAATAAAAAGTATCAATCAGTCGGCTGAGATATTTGGTCTGTAAAGTTCAATCATTCTGTCTTCCCACTCCTTTGGTATGTTTGCCATAAGCCAGTGCCACGCCCCAATATGCGGGGTTCTGAATCGAGCCCGCAGATAATCTTCGGTATACTTGAGTTCTTGAAGGGGAAGGGTTAACCTTGGAAAGTCAATCTCGCTCATCTTCACATGCGCATACCCGTCAAAGTGGCGGCACAACTCCCTAAGGGGAACATACACGGCCATCTTCGATATTTCAAACGGGAGAGCGTCAACCATACCACGCTTCCACAAAGACTCCGGCCATTTATTTTCTATAAAAATCTCCTTCATAACCGGCTGACTCCATATATACAAGGGATCTTTGTAATTTCTTGTTATTCTTATGTAAGAATCTCCAACACGTTGAGCATCTCCAAAAACACCCGCATCCCGAATGAGTTCTGGCCAATGACTATAAACAAGGGCCTTTTTAGGACTCGCATCCTTTCGCATGAGTTCTAGACCCTCATTCAAAACTTCTTTGTCAAAGTCTATGAAAACATGGTCATCACATTGACAGAACCATACCAATTTATTTTCAGGAATCTGAGAAACAATTGGAATCCACTCGTCTTGGCGTTCCAACCGCTTAGGTTCAAGGATTATATCATTCCCGAATATCTCTGTACAATGCGATTGGAGTTCAGACCACCTATGAGAATAATTAACATCCAACTTTACAAAAAGAAGAATCTTGTCAAAGACTATGCCAGAATAACTTTTCAAGGTCTCTTTGAATATATCCAAGCGGTCATATCTAGGAGGGCCCCATATATCTACTGAATGGGGCCATCGAACATCTGTTATGAACACAGATACAATAAGATACATATATAAGTTTTATATACTATTCTTTAACATTTGACGCGTCCCTTAATCAAGGGCTGAAATAGGTTTGTGTGATAAAGGGTTTGTTGTGTTCTTTTTCATGAAGCTTCATCTGGGGTGCGGTAAAAGATATCTGGATGGGTATATAAATGTAGATATAATTGGAAACTGTGATATTTTGCAAATCTGAGGAAACTTCCTTATGAAGACTGCAGTGTCGATGAAATTTATGCATCGCATGTACTGGAGCATTTTGGGCGACACGAGACTGAGGGCGTTTTGAGAGAGTGGGCAAGAGTGCTCAAACCAGCCGGTGCCCTTTACGTCGCAGTTCCAGATTTTGATTCAACTATTAGTTATTATTCAAAGTGTTTTCTACCTCATGGATTTTTCGGGAACGCATGTCTCCTTGAATTTAAGAGCTGTTAAGAACCATCTCTAAACGCCTTTTGATCGTTAAACCATTTAATTGTTGACGCGAGTCCTTCCTTAATGTCTATAACGGGTCTCGGGAATTCTCCGGGTACGGCGTACTTGCGCATCTGCCCATCTGGCCCGTCAACAAAAACGGGGTTTAGACCAAACTCTTTTCCAATAAGCTCCGCAATAGTCTTAATAGAGCACTCACTCTCGGGGGAGCATATAATACCCTTTGGGTTCGCCTCGCTCTCTTCGACTGCCCACGCAATAACACGCGCGAAATCATCGATGTGCAAAAACTGGCGAAGAGCCTTTCCTGTACCCATAACCTCTAGACGGCCCTCAGAAGCCTTACGAATAAGAGCTGGGATCACATGACTAGACTCGAGTGAAAAGTTGTCGTGGGGTCCATATAAATTCGTTGGGATCAGGTTCACAACTTTTGTTGGTAAAATCTGTGAGTGAAAATAAGACATCCTTTTGGCATATGCATATCCTTCATTCGATGGGTGGGGTGGACCAGAATGCATCACATCGGGAGTCAACTCAATATTCGGATCATTCGGAAAAATACAAGTAGAGAGAATATTTACAATTTTAAATACGTTAGAACGAGCCGCCTCACCGAGTACAAAGGTATTAATAAGAATATTGTCCTCGTACATACACAATTTGTTATTCATATTCTTCAGTATTCCTCCCACGTTCGCAGCCAAGTGAACCACCACATCTGGTTTCGTGTCTGCAAACATCTTCTGTACATTTTCCAGTTTAGTAAGGGTCCCATACTTCTTGGAGTCTACATATATCCAATTAGGCCTGATCCTCTGGAGTGCTTTCCCGCACAAACCAGAACCCCCAGTTACGAGGACCTTCATTGACGTAAAAGTCAGATACTCTTTTAATTGAAAATTAGAATTACTTAAAAGTTTAAATTTAAATATAATTAATGAGTGAAAAGATTTGGTATGCTCCGAACCAGTTCGAGGCATACGGAGAGGCAGAGATCAAGGCGGTCGAGGCTTGCCTTCGCGGTGGCTGGCTGGCCGGGTTCGGCCCACGCACCCTAGAGTTCGAGGAGAAGGTATCCGCTCGGTTCGGAAAGAAGCACGGGCTCTTCGTCAACTCGGGTTCAAGCGCCATCCTCCTCGGCCTCTGCGCCCTTGACCTCGGGCCCGACGACGAGGTCGTGACGCCAGCTTGCGGCTTTGCAACCACCGTCGCTCCTATTATTCAGGTGGGCGCCAAGCCAGTATTCTGTGACGTACAGGCTGGTGGGTACTACGTTCCGAGTGTGGAAAATATCCGGGCCGTTATCACCCCCAATACCAAAGTACTCCTTATTCCTAATCTCATAGGCAACACCCCAGACTGGAAGGCGATCCGCGAAGCCTTCCCAGACCTGATCCTCTTCGAGGACTCGGCCGACACTATCACAGAGACCCCGTGGTCCGACCTGTCCACCACGAGCTTCTATGCAAGCCACGTCATCACGGCTGGCGGCGTGGGCGGAATGGTGATGTTCAACGACCCTGCTCTGCTCAAGCGGGCGGTCATGTTCCGAGACTGGGGCCGCATAGGCGACAATATTGAGGAGCCCTCGGAGCGCTTCAACCACTCGGTCGACGGGATCCCGTACGACTGGAAGTTTCTCTATGGAGCCATCGGGTATCACCTCAAGGCGAGCGAGATGAATGCCGCCTTTGGGCTCGCGCAGTGGGCCCGGCTCGACGACCTGTTGGCCAAGCGGCGGTCCGTATTCGAGCGTTACATGGAGCGCCTGAAGGACTCTGAGTACACCTTGCCCAACGACTCGTTCCAGCCCAACTGGCTCGCTATCCCGCTCATGTGCAAACCGGGCAAGCGCCTTGAGATCCTCACGTTTCTAGAGAACCACGGGGTTCAGACCCGTGTGTGCTTCGCTGGAAACATTACACGTCACCCGGCCTACAGGGATAAATACCTACAGACCTTCCCGAACTCGGACGCCATCATGGGAGACGCCTTCCTACTTGGGGCCCATCACGGGATGTCTATCGCGGACGCCGATCGCGTCTGCGATCTCCTCATCGAGTTTCTGGGATAAACAATAAATTCAAAAACTAAATAATGGAACAGAGAGTTCTGGATATTTCTTTCAGACATAAACAGCCTCATATCAGTTCTTGTCTGACGACCCTCCCCATACTTGATCACATCTTCAAGACAAAGAAAGCGGAGGATATTGTTGTACTTTCTTCGGGTCACGCAGGCCTGGCCCTCTATTGCGCTCTGGAGAAGTATAATGGCGCAGATGCCGAGGCTCTGTTCGAAAAGCACGGCGTCCATCCATGGCGCGATGTCGACAACGGCATCCACGTGGCGTCTGGGTCTCTAGGAAGCGCGGTTCTCGTCGCGTGTGGCCTGGCGGTTGGAAATCCTAAAAAGACTATTCATACTATCATATCTGATGGCGAATGCGCTGAGGGGTCGGTATGGGAGGCTCTGCGTATGCGCCTTCCGAACATGCTTATTCACGTAAACGTGAACGGTTTTTGTGCATATGATAGAGTAAATATCAGATACCTATGGCTTCGCCTCAAGGCTTTCGACTACAGGACCCATGTATGGTTCACAACAATGACCCCCGACGCCCCAACGGAACTTCAGGGGATCCAGGGTCACTATCATATACTTAAAAGTGAAATATGTAAAGATACAAATGAGGAGAGATTTCGTTTCGTATCTGCACAATGCTATGAAGTCCGACTCCAAGATATTTGTGATTACTGGAGATCTTGGGTACGGTATATTGGATCCAATACGGACCGACTTTCCAGACAGGTTTATAAACGTTGGGTCGGCTGAGATGCTCATGATAGGGGTTGCAGTCGGGCTGTCCTATTCGGGCTACACGCCAGTTTGCTACTCGATAACTCCTTTTCTCTTGTATAGACCCTTTGAAATGATACGCAATTATGTAAACTTTGAAAAGATTCCAGTTAAGCTCGTGGGTTCTGGGAGGGACCACGACTACGCACACGATGGGATCACGCACTGGGGAGATGACGACCTGTCTATACTGGCCTGCTTGCCAGACATCAAGTGCTACAAGCCAAAAGAACTAACAGATGCGATTCTAAAAGAATTCCTCATGGGCCCCGAGCCTTGCTACATCAACCTCAAGCGCTAGTACCAGTCCGGGTTTGACTTGTACCAGTTGATCGTGTCAACAAGACGCGCGTCGAAATCTTCCGTTTCTGCCCACCCAAGACTACGTAGGGCCGAACTATCTATCGCGTACCGCGAGTCGTTATGGGGTCTGGGGTCCGTCACGAAGACGGCTCGAGCCACAGACCCCATGATTGAATTAATTTTTTCAAATATTTCGAGAACAGAGTACTCGTGCTTGCTTCCTATGTTGTAGGTCTGGCCAATCGCTCCATTCTCGATGATGACAGAGACGGCCCGAGACACGTCGTCGACGTATATAAAGTTGCGCCGGGTCGAGCCGTCTCCGTGGATAGTGGCTGCTTTTCCACCGAGTATCTGAGTTACAAAAAGAGGTATGACTTTTTCTGGGTATTGCTGCGGACCAAAGACGTTGTTCCCACGAGTGATGACGCATGGGAGCTTGTACGCATTCGCATAGGCTCGAACATAGAGCTCGGCCGCCGCCTTGCTTGCGGCATAAGGACTGCTTGGGTTCAGGGGAGACTTTTCGTCTGAGGTGGCAGAGGGCCCCACTTCCCCGTAGACCTCGTCTGTACTAAAATGAATAAACTTTTGAAGTTTCCCATAATCCTTTGCAGTCTCTAGAAGCACATGCGTTCCGAGAACGTTATCCTTTGTGTATTGAAACGCCGAGTCAAAGCTTCTTGTCACCTCAGACTGGGCCGCAAAGTGCACCACGCACTCTGGCTGGTGCTCTCTGAAAACGTGCGTCATGTGATACCTCTCGGTGATGTCTCCACGGATGTAAGTGTACCGGGCCTGCTCTGGCACGTTCTTTTCCCGGGCCATATAGTCGCACTTGTCCACATTCACAACTTCATGATCCGTCTCGGCAAGAATATATTTTATAAAGTTTGAGCCTATGAAGCCTATACCTCCAGTCACCAAAATCCTCATTAATAATAGATAAAGGCACAACTTTATGTATTGTTAATGCTTGTACAGAAAGAAGATGAAGCCGGAACTTGGTGGTGGCCCTCGAGCGACGAGCGCTGTTGGGATGGCCTTCACCGATGGGGCGATGTTCCGGACATCATTATGAGTCATGTTCCAGTCAAAAATGTGATTGTCCAGGCTGGGGGGAACTGCGGTCTCTACGTGAAGAAATATGCACAGCAGTTTAAAACAGTCTACACTTTCGAGCCCTTTCCAGAACTCTTCCAGTGCCTTGTTCTCAACGTACCGGATGAGAATGTCATCAAGATTCAGGGGTGCGTTGGGAACCGCCACGAACTCGTGGCTATGAAGGAACACGAGTTTGGAGACATTGGAGGCGGTCACGTATCTGGCCAAGGGGCTGTACCCACCTTTCTCATAGACGATCTGGCACTGGCACAGTGCAATCTCATCCACTTGGATATCGAGGGCTACGAGCCCTTTGCGCTCGAGGGGGCAAAGGAGACTATCCGCCGGTGTTCTCCAGTTATTTGCGTGGAGAACTGTGAAAAGTGGCTCAACCGGTACGGGAAATCAATAACTGATATTGACGACTTCCTCGCAGGTCTTGGGTACTCTCACACGGCCAATGCGCGCGGCGACCGCATCTACTGCCACTCAGGGTGATTGAGAGTCCATAAAACAAATTCTTTCACTCTTTCTTCAAAAGAGACGCTGGCCCTCCATCCCCGCGCGAGTATGCAGTCTGGCGGCGCATCACAATACACGAGCCGGCCTTCTATATTTTCCGGTTCTATGATGTACTCAAACGGTCTGTCCATCGCAGAAGATATATAGTTTAAAAAATCAAAATTTGAAATATTTTCGCCAGTCAGGTTATAAATCTCGCCAGGCGGACACTCCTTGAGTATGAAGACTATCATGCTCGCCACGTCCCGTATGGGGGCCCAGCGCCTTCGGATAGGCTGTCCCTCGGCATCGCAATGAATCTTTATTTTTTCATTGTTTAATAGTTTTTTGATGGCAACCACTGGGAACCTCTCGGGCTGACACCTGGGGCCAAATGTGTTTGTTAGGCGAACTATAGAAAATGGAACTTTATATGAATGTGAGTAGGCTGTGCACATATGCTCGCCTGCGAGCTTTGTGGCGGCATACATATTCGTCGCCTCACAGAAACTATCCTCCTTGGCTGAGCCCTTTGTGTTTCCGTACACATCACATGTACTGACATACACAACTCTCGAGACTTTGTGCTTTCGGGCCAGCTCCAGTATCCTAAAAGTTTCTTCAATATTTGACTGAATAGCCTCCTTCGGTTCGGCAATACACGCAAGGGCACTCGGATTCCCCGCTGCGTGTATTATCACATCCACTCGTTCTCCGTCATAGAGCAAGACCCTGCCCGGATCCGTGATATCCTCAAGACGGTCGAGAGGCTTGGGAGGGCGCGCTTCGTAGAAGACAGTCCAGGCAGTTTCTGAAAGAATATTTTCAACAATTGCGTGTCCAACAAAACCTCTGGCGCCCGTGACCAAAACCTTCATTTAAAAACGAAAGGCTTTTAACTTTAAATGATTCATCGCAAGGTGGTGTTTGGGATAGATGACCCCACAAACCACTTGGACGACGAAGGGCGCGACTGGTCTCACACAGGAGGGGACCCCCGCGTCTTCCTCGAGACGAAGAAGGTTTGGGAAAAGAGGGTCGGCGAACATCCGGACATAGCCGTAGTTCTGGTAAGAACCTCGAACGTGTCGAGTTTTGTATGGGAAGACGACAACCACCTGACCGTGCCAGTATCGCCCGAGACGGATCTGGAAAGCTCCATGTTTTACTACAACTCCTTCGTAAAGGCGATAAGTCAAAGGTACTCGTATGATTATTATATATCGGCTACTCTCGGAACGTACTGGGTCTTTGATAGGCTACTCGCGCATCTCGGCGGAATAGAGCCCCGGCAGGTGTATATGGGCCGTATATGGACCCATTTTCCTATATGGTTTATATCCGGGTCTGGTATTATTATCTCTAGAGACGTTGCGGAAATGATAATAAATATTGGCGATATCAAAGAATATCTGATTAGAAACCCAAAACCTATAGGGTTTGGAGACTATTGTTACAAGTACAACGACGTGATGGTTGGAGCGTTTATGGCCCAGAAAGGGGTCCGCCCTCGGGCCGAGAGGTGGTGGTGCGACTTTGATTTCAACACCCTTGATAATCTTGATGCGATAATAGCCCATGCAGACAGTCTCGGGATGATACAGTATCGCGTTAAAAATAGCGTGGATAGGATAACTCTCGACCCCGTAATGTTAAACCGCCTTTACTACTGGTACTCGCGGGCCTGACGATTGAACGACTCGTAATAATTCTGATACTTTAGAGCCTCTACACGATTCTTTTCTATGACGCCCGAGTACTTTTCATAATAGTCCGCATCGAGAGTGACCAGTTTAGTCAATAGATCTTTACCATTTTGAAAGAATATCCAGCCGGTCGTGTCAAAAAACTCCCCAATGTTCGGACACCCCCAGTATATAGGAATTGACCGAAATATAAGACAATCCAGAATTTTTTCAGTGAAAAAGTTTGTCTGCTGTGTATTCTCAATAACTATTGAAAACTGGAACCCATCAAATATAACGTCTTTCCCTGAACCCCATCCCTCTTCCTGCTTATATGTAATGATTGGGTTGTTACGCAACTCTGGAAGCGGATCTCCTGCCCCTGATCTGAAAAATACAAAATTTTTTGGAAATAAGTCTTGATTGAAATATAACTGTTGACGAAGGGCGTGTCCCGGGACCCCCGGAAAGCACTTCGTGCCTGTAAGTGAAGAAATCTTAAATTCTTTAGGAGACGAGGCGAGACTCTCGTCTCTTGCCCAACTCCCGCTGGAACCCAGATACCTACGCGCCTTTTCAGGGAAGAGAGCCAGTATCTCCTCATCGCATGTATAAACACGGTAAAATCTGGCCATGTTCTGAATTGTCGCCAGCCGGTGATGCAAAATTATTTCCGGCTCGTGAATTATCAAAACAATATTTTTATTTTGTTCAATATGGAAAGGATTGTCGTGAACTATTACAGTGTTTTCAGGGAACAGAGACATGTCGTAACCATCCATTAAAGATTTTACTTTAATTATCTTTATATGGCCCGAATAGTCACGACAATGACTGTCATCCCGACTCGGGAGGTGGCGCTCATCAAGTCTATAATGAGTATCCAGAGGGGTAACATAAAACCAGACGCGATGTATGTCAACATCCCCAACGAGTACGTCAGATTCGAAGAGAATCTGGCACCTTGGCTCAGGCCAGTCCTTGACGCCATTGGGGTCACTGTACTAGAGATTGAACACGATAGATGCTGCCTAAACAAGATACTTCCGATACTTTCTTTTGAAAAGGATCCAGATACGCTTGTGGTAACAATTGATGATGATATTATTTATTCACCTCTTTTTGTTGCGGGCCTCCTTGAAGGCTACAAAAAGTTTGGAGGAGTCGTGGGGTACTCGGGCCTTGTATATCCAGAGAAGGCGGAATCCTACGGTCTAAAACCTAATGAGTATAATGTTCGGGTGGGCCATGGCTCTCCAACAGAGATACTTCAGCAGGGCTTTGGTACTATGACCAAGATTTCTTCGTTCTATGGTTTTCCAAACATTCCCCCCCTGCAGAAGGGTCAAGAAGCCTCCATGTATCTGAGTGATGATTACGTCATCTCACGGTTCTATGACTCGAAGAATCTAGTCAAGACCGTCGTCTGTTGGGACCAGATTGGACGATTCAAAGATGACTGGTCAACTATATGCACGCTCGGGGACGATGGGATGGCACACAAACTAAGTGAGGAGAGAAAAAGCCTACAAGATTACTTGCGAGCAAGTGAGATTATTACACATCTATGGAACTGGCCATATCCAGAAATCAAATAGTGTCCGCCTCGGTCTTGTCTAGGCGAACCTCTACAAACACGGGCAGAAATAGCGCGTGTGCCTTTGTCTTCTTGTCGGTGATCAGCGCATTATACTTGACCGCCACCACCCTTCCCACAAACTCACTCGGGTCCGAGCGGCGTTCCTCGTCGCTCAGACCCGTCCCCACGGAGCACTTGACCCTTCCGTCTGCGCTCGCCACCTCCAGCGCGCCTATGAGTCCAGAGTACTTGCCCGTGCCAGCCGTAGTACCAGTGCATATCAGATCCGCCTCCATCTCAGCCTTCATCTTGACCTGGTGCTTGACCCTCTTGTTCTCCCAAGGCCCCTCGGGGTCCTTGAGGATCAGGCCCTCCTCGCCCTCATCCAGTTTTTCTTGATACAGAGCCTGGGCAATAGCCAGGTTGTTTATCATCGTCGTCTGGGCAACACGGATACCCCTTGTTCTCGTCCCGTTCAGCAGGGTCCAGCGGGCATAGCAGGGCATCTTACACGAGCCGCGGCGAAAGTCTGTCAGGGGAATACGGTCCCACACGACTGCCCGAATGCGCTTCGCCACCTCTTCAGTCCCCGTGCCTTTCTGGAACTTGGTCAGCAGACCGTTACCCGTCTTGCGGTCAAGCACCTTGCCCTGCGGGCCAGAGACCAGAAGTTCGCCGTCGAACACAAGGTCCGCGCCGTCAGCCATCGTCAGAAAGTCCTCGTCAAGAGCCTCGAACAGGTCGAGTTCCTTGCCGTTTCGCGAACGGTACGAGACGGCCCCATTCTCCACTATCGCGTTGAACCGCATCCCGTCCATCTTGGTCTGGGCCATCATAGGAAACTTGAGTTTGGTTGAGCCATTCATAGGACTGACCAACTGGCACGGGTAAGAGAGCACAAGGTCGGGCCAGATCTTCTCGACAGTTGACTCACTCACACCACACCGAAGATTGCGGCCAATGACCAACTTGAGAACCTCTCGGTCATCAGAAGACAGAGAGCCCAGGAGAATCGAGACGCGCTCTTTGGCCAGACTCCCCGTCACCTTGCGGGACGCGATATCAACCACGAGATCCGAAAGGGCCGCATCAAGTGTTATTTTTTGGGTTTTTTCCATCACATCAGGAATCTTTTTGATATAAAAATTGATGGTCGGGTCGAGTGCCAGGCGGAAAGCCTCCTTGAGGGTGTCGTTCGACTCGTGCTTTTCAAGTATAGCCTCCTTCTCGAGACGACTCGAGGTTGCCTCAAGGCGCTTGAGAATAGACAGGATAGACATTGACTTAGAGGTCACAGGCCTTGAGACTCAAGGACACACAACATGGAAATCAACCTTCGCTCCATGGCCGAAAAGATCTGGGCCGAACTTGGTCCAGGATTTAGCGAAAGAGTGTATCATAATGCCTTTGAGGTCGAGCTGCGACTGGCCGGCATTCCATACGAGACGGAACGAATCATAACCATCTCGTACCAGAACCACAATGTGGGTAACCTGCGGGCAGACCTGGTTATAAACGGAGAGATGATTGTAGAACTTAAATCAACCACGAAACTCAAGGAGGAGTTTGTCAACCAGGCCAAGAACTATATGCGCTTGACTGGAATACCTTACGCACTCCTAATAAACTTCCCCGCAGTCTCGGGGGACATTGAGGTGCGTTTTTTCTCTGCTCAAACTAAGGATGACGCTCACGAAGGAGTGGTTCCCCCGTGACGAGCAGTTTCTGATCAAGTTGGAGAAGCAATGTAACGCGTACCAAAAGCACTTTACGAGCGAGTACACAACATATTCCACATCGGCCCGCCGTTACAACATCCCTATCCTTGTTATATCAGCCGTAAACGGTCTGACCGCCGTTGGACTCAACTCCTTTGTTGAGCAAAAATATGTGAGCGTTCTCAACGCAATCCTTTCGGCGGGCACGGGCGTCTTGGGATCCATACAGCTTTATCTCAAGATTAGCGAGAAGCAGACCAAGGCTATGCAGTCCTCCCTTCTCATGAAGCGCTTGGCCCTGAAGATCTCCAAGGAAATCAGTATAGACCCTCCCCAGCGTCAGACGGATGGAAAAACTTTTATTCAAGAATGTTTTGGAGAATTTAATGCGGCTCTCGAGAATGGCAACCCCATAGAGGTCACTCTAGACAACCACGTAACTGTGAATATAGAAGAACCCTCTACAAAGAAGGGTATGTTTGGTTTTAGGAATTCGCCACCTGGTACGCCGTCCCGCGAGTCGTTCGACTCTGGGGCCCGCGGAAAGTCTCTTTGGAACACTCTGCGGGTTGATAATCTGAAAGAGGTGTTTCGGACACCTACTCCAAGTGTTCAGGGATCCTAGAAACCTCCCCGCAATCTCAACACCAAATGGATCGTCGACTCTTTTTGGATATTAAAATCTGCGAGAGTTCGGCCATCCTCAAGCTGCTTGCCGGCGAAGATGAGGCGCTGCTGGTCGGGCGGGATGCCTTCTTTGTCTTGGATCTTTGCCTTTACATTCTCAATAGTGTCGCTGGACTCAACCTCGAGTGTGATCGTCTTTCCAGTCAGGGTCTTGACGAAGATCTGCATTTTACTATTAATCAAGGGTTTGTTTTCTCTAACTTGATGCTACGCACAAGAGACTTGCGCTCATCTTCAAGGCGGTCGTGATGCGCGGCAGCCTCCTCCACACTGAGTTCTGCCTGAAGAGGTGCTATCAAATCCCTCAATTCATCGGCACGAAACTTGGGGATCTTCTTCGAGGGCTTGAAGTTCTTGAACGCCTCCTTGGCCCACTTGTAGCGGTTCTTGTAATGAGGGAGTTCTGCCGTGACAGTCGCGAGGCGCTCCTCCAACTCGGCGAGGTATGCCTTGCTCCGACTCTCTTTCTCAGCGCTTGGAAGGCTATCATAAATATATGAAAGATCCCCATACTCTTCAAGTGCCTCTTTCAGGCCCGCCGCCGTCCCTGGACACTCGTCTCGGATCATGTCAAGTTCTCGGTGAAGATCTTGCTGGAAATACTCGAGGATGTACTTGCATCCAGAAGGCTTGACGGGCATATCCGCCTTCCGAGCCTTCCAGTTACAGCCATCAGAACAGTACAAACGATTGTTGTCGTCAAGAGCGAAACTGATACCCCAGCCCATTTGTTACTCAGAAACCCTCGCCTCTAAGACGCCAACGGCCCTCTTGTCTGCCTCGCGGTTCCACTTCGAGTTGTAATCTGTAGCCTTTGTATGGGCCCGGACGTGCGTCCACGTGACGACTCTCCCGGTCATGAGAGCCTTGAGTCGCGCCACAAGGTCCATATTCGCCTTGGCTCTCCAAACCCCCGTGGCGACATTCACCAAAAGATTGCTGTCCGTCAGAATCTCCAGGTCATCTGGGGTCGCTTCGAGAGCCTTTATGGCCGCAGTAAACTCGGCACGATTATTGGTCTGTTCAGAACCTTCTAAAAGTCCTGAACAGTCCAGTTCTGGGTGGTCTGGGAACACAGCAGCCCACGAGCCCCGTGAACCCTTCATCCCGTTACAGGAGCACGCTCCATCAGTAAATACTTTCATTTATTATTTAGGCCTTTACTTTTTTAAGGGCCCGGCGGTTCCGGTTTGCCTGATTCTTACTCCGCACATAATTCTTAAGATTCTTCAACTCATTCGGTTTAAAGTTGAACTTCTTTGCCTTGATCCACTCGGCACGGGCCTTTGCCGTCTTCAAGGAATTTATATTCTTTTGAGCATTTGCTATTTTTATCATGACGTTTCGGTTCGCACTTGTCGCCTTTGGACTCGGGCTCGGCGTTTTGAGAGTCTGAATAAGATTTCGTACAGTCTTGCGATTATTCGGAGTAAGCTTTCCCCAGTAGTTTTTGAAGCCTTTTTCAATATTCTTGCGGCGCACAGTCCTCGGGCTATTAAGTGGAATTGGCTTGGCCAGAGGTGGTGATCCCTTCCTTGGATTATTTTTTAAAAACTTTGAAAAAGAATTTTTATTAAATCTGTATCCAGCGGCCCTTAGGTTTGTCATCTGCTGGTTCAGGGCCAGGTTTGATATATTTTTCGGCAGGCTATCAAAGAACTCCTTGCCGAGCACGGGTGCGGTAGTCTTACGGGCGCGGGCCTTCATGAGTGCTGCTATTTCTGCGGGATTGAACTTTCCAAAGTTTCCCCTGCGAACAGCAGAGGCAAAATTTGCTCTATTATAATGGGCCGATAGATGAAGAGGTGTCTTGGTCTTCTTGTACTTGAGGCGGCACACTGGCTTGATATCATCTACGTATGCATTTTTGCTAAAGATTACAAAGTTATATCCAATGTAGTTTATCTGTCCACCAGCGAAAAAGTCATAGGCCCGAGCAACATCTTCGTCAAGGACCTTTTTGAGACTGTTAAATATCCACCAATCACACGGGAATGGCTTGCGCTGGTTTGAGTCAAACAAGTAGCCCTTTCCATTGCGCACGTAGCCACTAACCGCGTGCCAAGAGTGTTTTGTCGCATTTGGGGCATTTGTGTTGGCTATGGTCACAGAGCAAGACATGAGAGAATAAGTCTTGGGTCTGAATTTAGGAACTTTTATCATACGCTTCTTTTTGCTAGGCAATACGACAACAAAATGGGGCCGTTTTAAAGAGTCCAGTGTGGGCAAGCGTGCGTTTTCATCCGCAACGATATAGTCCGTAAGGCCTAGATGCTTGAGGACCTTCGGTAGTTCCTCGCCTGGTAGAGCCCCCTCGGCTCCCTTGTGTGCCTTGGCCACGGTCCCGGCGAGACTGGCACCACCAAGAATCTGACCAGACCTCCCCATCTTGGCCGAGACTGACCGCGGTCCTGACCGGAAGCACAAGTATTGATCTAAAAATTTATAAAAATATATTCTTTTTGTTTTGATAATGTCAGCCCTGAGTGGACAGGGCGCATCTATGCCATCATCAAAGTATGCTTTTTCTGAAATGTCAAGTCCCTTGTAAAACTTTTCCAAAGAGGCGAAGAGTATCTTCTGACCCGCGTCGGACAGAAGAAACCCGTTTATTATACTGAAGAACCAACAGGTCCCTCGGGTCTGGATCGCTCCACTCATCTACTTTTTATTATTATTATTATTTCTCTTGCGCTTGGCACCTGTTACCATGACATTCAACTTGTTTGCATGGTTAATAAGATTTTGAAAATGTTTATTATTTAGGCGCGGCTTGAAACGTTTGATAACGGCGTTACGCCCATATATACCGGTTGCCATGTTCACGTTATTCTTAGCCTTCTGAAGAGTCTTGAAACTCTCTGCGTAGGCGGTCAGTGCTGGCCGATTTGGCGAAGGGACTTTGGCGATCATGTTTTTATTTACGCGCAGGTGTGAATTTACAGCCATCTTGGCACTCTGAAAATTTAGAATATTCATTTCCATAAGAATCTGGCGGGCTCTGGAGGGAGCAATAGTGCCGTTGGCGAGCTGGGCCCAGGTGGCTGGCCGAGCAGCAGTCTTAGGGCGAACGGCCTTCTTGATCCTGCATACCATACGGACCCTTGAGACTGTCGCATCCTTCGTCCATACCATAAAGTCTAAATGTGGATCTATATCTGGAATTCTGTTGTTGTACCCGTGAGCAACACGACGAATAACGCGGCGGAGGTCATTGGGGTCCCACCACCTACAGGCAAACTTGCGCTGCTGGTTTGAGTCGTATAGATAGCCGTGATTTCCAGAGACGTAAGCAGCTATGGCATGTCTAATAGGTCCGGCATACATGGTCAGAGCCGCATGACTTAGACTAAACTTGAATCCAGAACGCTTAAGAACCCTAGGTATCTTAAAGAGAGGGGCTTCCAAGGCCTGAATTATAAACTGCTTATTTTGAGATATTTCACCTCCAATATTCCTGGTCGTCATATCCTCCCTCTGATATTTGTCGCCAAGTCCAATACTTCTAAGAATGGGGAATATCTCAACATGTGGATAAGCCCCACCTTCGCGGAAAGAGTTTCTAAATGCATTATTATTATTCCATTTATTTATAACCTTGAGTAGGTTCGGGCTCGTGCCCGCTTGTAGGGGAATCTGGCGGTTGCTCCTGTACTGACACACATATTGATCTATAAACTTCCAAAAATGAAGTTGGTAGTCTGTCCTGTGCTTTGATGGACAGCCTTCGGCCGCATGAGTCATGAAAAATGCGCGTTCGCTTTGCGTGAGACCATTATAGTACTCGGTCATGCGCTTGTATAGTATGGCCCGACCCGAGTCACTCAGTATAAAACCATTCAGGATTGTGTAAAACCAGCAGGTCCCATGGGTCTGAAGGGGGCCTAACATCTATCAGTAACAACTAAAATCTTCCTGTATGCGAGGAACGGCGCAGTTGGTAAACCGCTTAGATATCTTGCCCAAGCACTCATTGGTATGGTCCTTCAGGTTCGTGAAAGCCTGTATGGCCACATCACAGTTGCCATTGTCAATGAGGTTCCTGAATAGGTCAATAGTCACGGCCTGGTACATCTCCAGGACTTGGCGGATAGCCCCTTTCTTTTCGTTCGCCTTTTCGCGTTGCTGAAGTTTCTTCTTGAAAACTTCTTCCGTAAAATCCTTGATCATAAACTTGACGCGTAGGTCCCGGTTCCCTGCTGCGCGATCTTCGGCTATGTACCGACCCTGGACGACCCACTGGATGTGTGTATGGTTCCTATGAATGTTCCAGAGCATCTTCTGGGTCGTGGTTCGTGTGTCTGCGCCCCACCGCGTCGACCCCTGTGAGCCTATGAGCGCCCGCAAGTGTTCAATTCCAGGGAGTCCTCCGCACGGTACATCTCCTGGTTCGCGGGGGAGGGTTCCATTGGCCCGCATCCACTCATAGTAGTGGGGATTATGGACGCGGTGCTCCTCAATGCGCCCGGTGTTCCATGAAAAGGCCGTGTAACACTGAGTACACCACATCTGGTCGCACCCATTGATCTTGAATATCATAGAGGCGCACTTGGGGCAGTTGCGGGAATCCTTGGCAAGGAGCTGTGCTGTGGCGATATTGGCTGGATCGCACGTGTGAGGCACGTCCCGGTCCAGTCCCTTGACCTCGTGGCAGTCGGGGCAGGCCCAGATCTCACACAGGCCACACTTCCAGGCGGTGCTCAGAAAGCCGCTGCAGTCATTGGCTGGACAAGCCCGGACAAATTGGCGCTTGACCTGCTGAGCCACGCGCACGCCACCATTGGTCCAAGTCTGTTGGGCATGTAGGTGGTATGATATATCGCACTCAAATACTCGGACAACTTTAGTCTTTTCAACAATCATTCCATATCTAATTATTTCAGCCTCCAGGTCATTCGTAACGCCGTGTTCGATCGCCAAGGGACCGAGGGGAAGTGCATAGATCTTGGCCATCTCTGCCCGGACCTCTTCAACCTTTTTCTGGATTTCTTCAATTTTCTTAATGTGAAAGCGGGCCTTCTTCTCAGACTCTACATAAGGCTGCGTCTCTGGCATCAGACTGCGCTCGCGCTCAAATAGCAAAGATTCACGGCGCGCCTTCAAAGTATTGTTTAAAAACTTATTTGAAAAGTTGTCATGGAGTGTCTCACGGGACCACCCCTTTTTGCAATTCATACAATGAGGGTCCGATGAGTGGCCGAGAATATAGGTCTCGGCACATGTCGCACACTGATTGAATGGACACCATGGACAAGTGACCTTGGCCCTGGTCGACTTGTTGAACTTTTCTGTACACACGTCACAACTCATCTTAATTTACTTGAGGTTCTTTTCTTTAGAAAAGAGATTCTTGAGTTTCTGCTTGGGGTCGCGCGCGTGTGGAGGTATCCATTTGGGAGGAGGCGGGGTCTGCTTAGCCTTTAGGGCATCATCTTCATCGGCCATGTCTGCCCAACTAATCTTTTTTTCCGACATTTCTATTTACGGCAGGCAAACGTTTATTTACAGCCTTGATAACCTTCTTCTTCGTTTTACCTCCCGGCCAGCGCCTATCAATCTCTTTTTCAAGTTCGGCCGCGTGTTTCGTATACCATTTGCGCTTTTCAACAACTTTTCCAACGTCTTCTTTTGAATAGCCAATTTTGAAAAGTTCTGGTACGGGTATGAGGGCGCCATATTTTCTGAAAGCGATATTGAAAAGATCAATATCAACATTCGTGGCGATTTTTGGCGGCGGCGGCGGCGGCGGCGGGCGAGGAGGGTTGGCCTTGTGCCATTCTTCACAACGAGCAGTATATTTCTCTCTAAATTCAGGAAGCATTCGGGCCACGACAAAACGCCAATCTAGTGGAGGCC